TTGTCTGTGCTGCTCCCAAGTAACCATCACATCCATAATCATTAAATCAAAAGTAGAAGCATTGTCGCGGACATAGCTGGGTAATACACCGTATGTTTTTGCCAATGTTCCTACTGATATCATATATGATGTATCCCAGCTATTTGGGTCGATTACTTGGTTCCGGACTTTCCCAACTGTTCGCCTATCTTAGACAAACTTGCAAGTGCTAGGTCAACTGGCAACATATGACCTTCTTCGATTACTTGCTTGCCTTCTGCGTTCAATATTAACTTGCGTAAAATATCATTTAAACGCTTTCCGTCATTATCTGCTTGGCTTTTGTAGAATTCAAAATATGTTGCAATATCAATACTGTCTAGCACATAGAAAGTAACTGTGCCTTCGTATTTCTCTACAATCTCAGGTGCGTCTAATTCAATCTTAATTAATTCTGGTTTCTTTGCAAATTTAGCAATATCTAACATCTTATTCTCCAATCTTATCTTTTAGGTAGTGTATAGCAGACAATAGAAAACGCATTCTAGCGTCGATTTGTTCTGCATCTTTTCTTAAACAGCGTAGTTCAGCAAGGCTTTTAGCAACTTCTGCTTCTAAACTTTTAAGAATATCTTCTGTGGTTAACTTATCAAAAATCATAGCCTACTCCTGGTAGTGTAGATATTTAGCCAAGACAAAGCCCGCACTGGGCGGGCTAATGCTTAGTTTAGAACTAATTAAGCTGCTACTGCGGCTGTGCCTAGTGCGTAGTCACCGTTAACTTCAACAGTGATTGGGCTTACCCAAACTGGAGAATCTGCGCTAACTTTAGGAGCTAGTGCGCTAACGAAACCTGTGCCCATAAACAACTTCTTACCATCTGTAACGCCTTCTGGTGCTAATAGGAAAGCAACCTGAACACGGTCATTAGATAGTTTGAAGATGCCGTCTTGGCCGGCGCCTGCGCCAGTGCCAGAACCGAAGAAGGTTGCCGGATCTAGAACGAAGTTGCCGCTTAGACTGTTGCTAGCGTTAGTTGTGATAACGTTTTCGCCTGCTTGGTCTAGCTGTTTCCAACGGAATGCACCGGTGCTGTTGTTTAGGGTTACGTCTTGTAGGCCTGGAACAACGATAGCGTCATTTGCTACAGTTGTGATTGCGCCAGTTGTATTGCTAGCTGCTGTGTAGAAGTCTGTTTCAACAGGAGTTGCACCAGCCATATCTTCTGCACGGATTAGAACTAGCTTTACACGTGATACTGCGCTTGATGCGTTAATGTATGCCATTATATTTTATCCTTTTATGCTACGGTAAAGAACCTATATTCAAAATTATAGGTAATTTGACCATTGTCAATTTCAGTTACATAATCGAATTCATTTCTGAATGATTCTACTATGCCACTCTGTGTCCTAGCTTGTGCTATTACACTTAATGCTGCGTCTAAATCGCCGCTCTTATTTTTAGCGTCTACAGTTAAGTATCCTTTTATTGTAGTTTGAACTTGCATTACGTCATTGCCGTCGATTACTGCTTGCAATACACTTTGTTCTAGCTGAGGTTCATCTAGATATACTCGCTTTAAGTTTTTCTTATATAGCGGAGCACCACCTTGATCCCAAGGTAACTCCTGGCTAGTTTTTATGGAACCAGCTAGGTTGTCTGTAATGTAGTCTAGTAATCTTGCTCTCATCGTATTCTTACCAAGTTAGCCTTACCAACCTTCTTTTCGTTAGTTGATATAACGCCGTCTGCGTTGAAGTCATACCAATCACCTGCTTCTAGTAATTCGCGATAACCATCATCAAACGCTTCCTTCCAGTGTTTAATCTTTTGAACTTCTGCGCTTGTTTCGTTACCGAAATCAGCGACAGCAGGTAGAATATACTCTGTTAAACAATGGGCGATGCTTAGTGCTATAAATTCCTCGTGTCTTGCGTCGATATTATCGGGGTTAACATTAGGAACTAAGCGAGCATCGCCATTGAGTGAAGGATTACGTTCGAACTGATATGCTCTCCACCAGTCATCAGCCTTAATCTTACTTAAAAGACGCTGGCTGCTTTTTGCTAGTAATTGATTAACATACGATTCGTTCAATACTTCGTTTGCTTCAAAGAGGCGGGCATCACGCTGGACGACGTCAGCATATACAGCAAAACTTACGAATTCTGAATCTGCGTAATTAAATGCCATCGTGATGTCCTTTCAACGATTAAATTGTTGCGTCAGCAGTTAGCTTGACACCGAATGCGCCGTTGATAACAGCAGCACCGCTAGCAGCAGTTAGAACAACATCAGTTGCACGTAGAGCAGCTTGACGCTGTGACTCTAGGTTGATAGCACCACGCATTGCGTGAGCGATAGCACCAGGAGCAAAAACACCACCAACTGCATCACCAGAACCGTCGATAGCAACTAAGCCAGACTCGATAACAGTGATACCAGCAACTTGGCCTAGGTAGCCAGCAACTTGAACTTGGTTACCAACGTTGCTTAGGTTTGTGCCACCAACAGCAGCTAATTCTGCCTTAACAGAGTAAGCCTGTAGTGGGTTCAATACTGCGAACATTGGGCCAGTTACCTTGTTAGCACGTAGGTAAGCAGCAGCCTTTAATAGGTGAGCAACAGTTAGTTCTGCGCCAGCGCCTGGACCCATTTCTGTTAGACCAGCGAATAGATCGAAAACTTGCTTGTCCATTGCTTCAGCAATAGCACGGCCAGCTTGGTCGCCTAATTGAGCGATAACATCGCTTGCTGCGCTGTCACGTAGCATATCGCTTACGCGGTGTGCGCTTACGATTTCAGCTAGTGTTAGAGTAGCAGAAGTTGTGTTTGTATCGGCAAAAGAAGCAGCACCTTCGTCGGTGATAACTTGTGCAGAAACAGCACCCCAAACCGGAATTTGGACTACTTTGCCTGAATTTGCAGGAACGTCGAATACAGTAGTGATTTGACGAGCTACGCTATTTTCGTAGGCCTGATATTGGGCCGCTGCCACTAGGTTTGCGAATAATTCGCTGTTGATAGAACTTGTGTTCATAATTTTAATCCTTTAAATGAATATTACTTTTGAGACTTTCTAGCCTCAGCATATAGTTTCCTATGCTCTGGGTTCTTAAAATCCAATGTATTCACATCTAATTTGCCAACACCACCTTGTGTTCCATAGCTACTACGACTAGTAGTTGTAGAAGGAGTAGGCTGAACAAAGTGTGGATTTTGTTGTAGAAACTCTTGAACATATGTTTCTACTGTTAATGCTTTGCCACTGTCGTCATAACGGACTTGGCCTTTAGCATCTATTACTTCCACTTCGCCTTCTGCATTTAAACGCACATTGCTACGAACAAGACTTTTAACTTGTTCTGGATTAACACTGCGTAGTTTTGCGGCTGCTTCTACAATAGGTGTGTTTAGCTTAAATTCTTGGATAATTGCATCCCTTTTCTGGATTTCTGCATCCTTCTTGGCTGCTAAATCCTGGAGCACTTTATCAAACTCTCCACGCTTGAGTTGTTGTTCCTGTTGTCCTTTGCGGTATGAATCAACGATACCACGTAGTTCTTCTGGATCACCTAAGTCTTCATACTTCTTAGCAAACTTGTTCGCTAGTTGCGTTTTAGTTTTTGCTAATAGTGCATTGACTTCGTCTTGCGTAAAGGTTTTTCCCTGAGTTGATGTTGAAGTCTCAGTATCTTCATTTGCCGATGTTAGTTCTGGATCCATCGTATATCCTAGCCTCACTTAAGAGTAAAAAGTGGACTCGCTAATGCAAGTCCTTTATAAATTTTATTTATCATTCTTCAACATCTGGGTTAGCGCCCGGAAGCACTTGGCCAGTAGGAGTAATGATAGTCTCACCTTTTGCAACATCTTCTAGTTCCATTTCGATCTGTTCGATGTCTAGCATTTCTGCAATACGCTTATCTATTGCATCCTGGATTAGAGGATTAGTGCTTAAGGCTTTTAGTTTAGTTAATTCATCTAGCTCGTTGCTAGTATTGTGCATAGCAAAGTTATCTGGATAGTCAATCTCGCCATCCCACTCTACGCCTAGGTATTTGTAAACTTCTTGCCAAATTTGTTCTTCTGCTAGTTCAATGTTGTCTGCAATACTGCATAGACGTGCATTTAGCAAGGTCATTTCTGTTTCCATTGCAATGCCGGACATTTCGCGAGTTTCTGCGATACGGATAGAGCCAACACTAGCCATAGCGTCGATCATCTTCTTACGTTCTTCGATACTCTTGTAAATGCTATCTACTGTTGCACCACTAAATTCTAGCACATAAGGCTTTAACTGTGGATCTAAGTTCTCTGGCAAGTGGATCAATGCACCTGCACCAGTGCCTACGTTAGTATCTGCTGTGCAAACTAAACTAGGGTGACTGTCTAAACGAATGCTTGATTCTACTTCAGATAACTCATTGTAGATTGCACGTGCTTGGTCAGCAGTATCTTCAATTAAACTCATACCTAGGCCACGAACAGGGCCACGCTCTGCATACAAGCAAACAAATGGTAAGCGGCCTAGTTCATTAGGTTCTACGTAGACATCTGTTGCAACACGATCACGTAAGTTAACTTCTGTTGTTGTAATTTCAGTCTTAGTCCATTCTTTAACTACGTTTACAGTATCGTTAACTTCTTCGATATACTTAATATAACTTAATTCGAAGCTGCCATTAGGTTGACGTTCCCATCTCCAGTCTGTAACTACTAAAGGAGTTAGTAGACTTAGGTATGGCCTAACACCTAGTGCAATTTCTTCTGCACGTGTTTGTGCGCCTACGTTAGGTTTGCTTACACATATCCAAGCGTGTCCGAATACGCTAGCCCATACGCTTGCTTCTTTCATAAAAGCATTCATACTGCGACCTTCTAGGTCAGCATCTTCTAGGATTGCTTCTATTGTAGGATCTCCTTCCATAGCCATAAACTCACGGTCTGGCTCTTCACGGAATAAGAAACTTATGTATAAACTAACTAGACTTCGTGGCTGGTTGTCATAAGGTGTGTTGCGTAGACGCTGTGCATATTCTGCATCTGATTCTAGCTGGTAGCGTGTTAGATATGCACCTTGTCTGTAATCTTCTCCGCCTAGATAAGCATCTAGTAAGAATTTCCAACGGTCACGCTTGCGGGCATACAGGCTGTTAGAGCTCATCGCACTGTTATATGCCTGTTGTAGTAATAAATCTGCCATATTTTAATCCCAATATATCCGATATTTAGCTATCTTTAGCATCATCGATGTGTAAAACGCTGCGGACCTGTGCTTTCTACTACTTTTTTGATAGGAAATACATATTCTATCCAGTATGTTAGCGCATCGCAGCCGTGGTCAAATCCGGAATCCTTGTCTGGCACCATAGTTCCTTCCTTATATGCCCAATTCTTCAAGCATCTAATAGTAGTTTTGCAACTAGGATCTA